GGTTGTAAAACTACCAAAACAAATGGAACACAAAAATAAAGATGTCAAATTTATTAAAGCAAAAGCTGCGTGGGAAGACAATTAAAATATTTGGTCCTCCTGGTACAGGTAAAACAGAGAACTTACTCAAAAGAGTTAAAAGGTATCTTGAAAAAGGTTACTCTCCAGATGAGATTTGTTATGTATCTTTTACTAACAAAGCCGTTAACGAATGTGTTGCAAGAGTTCGACAAAAGTTTAAAGGTTATGATGAAGATGCTTTCTCATATTTTAGAACACTACATTCTCTGGCCAGACAACAGTTTGCTGAAATTCCCGTATTAGATCCCAAAGCAGACCTGCTGATGTTTCATACTCAATATGGAACTGTCAAAGTAGGTTACAAAGATACTTGGGATGATCAAAAAGTATATAATAATTGGTCACTTCAAATATATGATAGAGCAAGAAACATGAAGGTAGATCCTGTGTGGCTTTACAAACAACAACCTAGAAAATCAGTTAGACTACAACAGTTTAAATCAATTATTGCAGGGTATGAGGAGTTTAAAACAATGGAAATGGACACAGGACAACGGACACCGGATCGTTTAGATTTTACTGACATGGTACAAAAATTTATAGATGACGGCCTCGTAGTTCCTTTTAAAATATTAATGGTAGATGAAGCTCAAGATTTAACTCCTTTGCAATGGGATATGGTAGTTAAAATGTCGGAGGCAGTAGAACGAGTTTATATTGCAGGTGACGATGATCAAGCAATTTATGAATGGAATGGTGCAGATGTTGACCTATTTCAAAACTTTCCAGGAAAAACTTTAGTGTTAAAAAAGTCAGTTAGATTAAACAAAAACATACATTTCTTCTCCAAATGTTTACTAAATAGTATGGGTAATAAAAGAGTTCAGAAAGAATTTCACTCTAACGGTAAAGAAGGCCATGTGTACAGGTGGGGTGGTCTTAAAAAAGTACCCTGGGATATGGATGGAAGTTGGATGGTGTTGGCTAGAATTAATGATGTAAAAAGAGAACTCCAACAGGAGGCAAGGAACCTTGGACTGTATTATCAAGATCAGAAGAATAATAAATCATTTGATCCTAATCAATTTTCTGCAATTAATTATTGGGAGAAAGTTTGTAATGGTGGCAGTATAACTAGAGAAGAGGCTGTAACCATGTATGAGTATTTATTAAACATAGACCACGGATACCGGTCAACGGAAAGTAAAAAATGGAGTTTTGCACATCCAAATCAAGTATTTACTTTTGATGAATTACATTTAAGATGTGGTATGCGTGATGAAAAAGGTCAATGGAATCAGGTGTTTAAAAGAAAATTTAAAGATAAAGATAAACAATATTTTAAAAAACTTATGAGTGAAGGTGTGGATTTATCACAACCACCTAAAATAATTATAGATACAATACACCAAGTCAAAGGTGGTGAAGCAGATAATGTTGTCCTGGCGAGCAAATGTAATTTTCCATCACACTTTGATAAAAAAAATTTAGCAGAGAAAGTAAAAGAACTTAGGGTTTGGTACACAGGTGCTACCAGATCAAAACAAACATTACATCTACTAGGTACTTATCATCAATATAACTTTCCATTAGGAAAATATTATAAACAATATGAGGCTAATTATGTCAGATAAAGAACCTAAATTAAGAATATTGTCCTTAGGGGCAGGTGTCCAAAGTTCTACAATGGCTTTAATGGCAGATGCTGGAGAGTTTGGCGTTAAGCCTGACGCAGCTGTATTTGCAGATACGGGTTGGGAACCTGAACCTGTAATTAAACACCTAGAGTATTTAAAAACTGTAATAAGTTATCCAATACACATAGTAAAAAAAGGTAACATCCAAGATGATATCTTAAAAGCATTAGCACCAGGTGGTAATCAATTTGCTAGCGCACCATTTTACACTTTAAATGATAAGGGAAAAAAAGGTATGGGTCGTAGACAGTGCACGAGAGAATACAAAATAACTCCAATTGCAAAAAAAATTAGAGAGCTATGTGGTTTAAAACCTAGACAAAGGTTTCCAAAAACAGAACACATAGAAGTATGGGTTGGTATATCAACCGATGAAATAATGAGAATGAAACCATCTAGGTTTTGGTGGCAGAAAAATGTATGGCCCTTAATAGATAAAAAAATGTCTAGAACAGATTGTTTAAAGTGGTATGAAGGTAAAGGTTTTAAGATACCCGTTAAATCAGCATGTATTGGTTGTCCTTTTCATGATGATAACTTTTGGATTGATATGAGAAACAATAGACCAGAAGAATTTGCAAGTGCTGTAGAATTTGATAAAAAGATGAGAATGCATAATCCTAAAGTAAAAAACTTTGTACACAGACAATGTGTTCCTTTAGATCAAGTTAAATTTAAAAATGATGATGGCCCCGATCTTTTCAATCAGGAGTGCGAGGGCCTATGTGGAGTTTGAATGTCAGATAAAAATATGTTCGATGAAGCTTTTCCACAAGATAAACAAATTGGGGGATCTCACTACCAAAGTTTTATTATTCAACCTTGGACATTTATAAGAAAAAATGGCTTGAATCCTTTTCAAGCAAACGTAATTAAATATGTTTGTAGATATTTAACTAAAGGAAAAACAATGGAAGATTTAGAAAAAATAAAACATTATTGTGATTTAGAAATAGAACATTTAAAAGATGCCAAAAAGAAAAAATAAATTAATAATGTGTGAGCATTGTGATGAAGTAGTCGCAGTAATAGTACATGAATATAGTTATTATTGTGCTGACTGTGCCTTATTTGATTTAGCTGTACCTTTTAAGAAAGCAATATCAATTGAAGATGCAAACTTAAGTAGAAAAATACAATGACTCATCAATTAAACTTTATATACAACGACAGTGATTGGATTTGTCCTGCAGAGTATCCAGATTTATCTAAAGCAACAGAAATTGCAATTGACTTAGAAACTAAAGATCCAAATATAAAAACTAAAGGACCAGGGTGGGCAACGTTTGATGGACACATCGTAGGATTTGCAGTCGCTGCACTTGGCCAACAATGGTATTTTCCAATTGCTCATGATGCTGGTGGGAATATGGATCTGTCTATTACCTGTGCATGGATGCAAGATATTTTAAAGTTACCTGCAACTAAAATATTTCATAATGCAAGTTATGATGTGGGTTGGTTACTGGTAAATGGATTTGAAATTAGAGGTAAGATAGTTGACACTATGATTGCTGCTGCAATCATCAATGAAAATAGATTTAGCTTTAGTTTAAATGCATGCGCCAAAGATTATTTAGGTGAAATTAAAAACGAAACTTTTTTAAACGAAAAAGCCAAAGAATGGGGAATTGACCCAAAAGCTGACATGTGGAAGCTGCCTGCGGGCTACGTAGGCTTCTATGCTGAGCAAGATGCAGGGTTAACCTTACGTTTATGGGATAGGCTTAAAACAGAGATATCTAAGCAGTCTCTACACGATGTTTGGGAAATGGAGATGGAATTATTACCAATTTTAATAGATACTAGGCGTAGAGGAATAAGAGTTGATGAAGAGAAGGCATTTCTACTAAAAAAAGAATTTAAAAAAAAAGAGTCTGAGGTTTTATCAAATATAAAATCTCAGACTACACTTGATGTAGATATTTGGGCAGCAAGAAGTGTTGCACAAGTGTTTGATCGAATAGGTGTTGAGTACCCACGGACAGCGAAAACTGACGAACCAAGCTTTACACAAAACTGGTTAGTAAATTGTGATAACCCAATAGCGCAACTAATAAGATCAGCAAGAGAAATAAATAAATTTCATTCAACATTCATAGACTCGATTCAACGTTATGTACACAAAGGTAGAATACATTCAGAAATAAATCAACTAAGATCTGACCAAGGTGGAACGGTATCTGGTAGACTATCTTATTCCAACCCCAATCTACAACAAATCCCAGCACGTAATAAAGAATTTGGAGATAAAATTAGAAGTTTGTTTTTACCAGAAGAAGGTAAACAATGGGGTAGTTTCGACTACTCACAACAAGAGCCTAGGCTTGTTGCTCACTACGCTGCATCTGTCAACGATCATTTTGAAGGTGCAGCGGAGTTTATTGAGGCATATAAAAATGAGTCTGCTGACTTTCATCAAATAGTTGCTGATATGGCAGGAATTACAAGAACACAAGCAAAGACAATTAATCTAGGTTTATTTTATGGTATGGGTAAAGCTAAATTAGGTAAAGAATTAGGTATTAACAAAGATAGAGCAGAGGCTTTGTTAAGGCAGTATGGTGAAAGAGTTCCTTTTGTCAAGAGGTTGACAACAGAAGTAACCAACAGTGCTTCAAAATATGGCTTTATAAGGACCATAGGAGGTCGTAAATGCCGTTTTGACATGTGGGAGCCTGCTACCTTCGGAATGAACAAAGCGATGCACTACGAAGAAGCTAAGGCCATTTATGGAAATAACATCAGGAGGGCTTTTACATACAAAGCTTTAAAT